ACTAAAGAAGAACAAAATGCAATTAAAGTTGCTGCAAAAGGTGGTCCTACACAAAACTTATTAAGATTTGTAGGTAAACTAGCTCCTACAGGAATTGTATCTGGTGGCGGTTCTGTTGGCTTAGGATACTTAGCTGGTGGTCCAATAGGTGCTATAGGTTTGCCATTAGCAGGTGGTATTGCTAGACAAGGTGCTACACAATTAGGTTTGCGTAACATAGAACAATTGCGTAATAGACTTGCTACAGGCAATGCTCCTATCCCACAAGTATCTACAAGAGGTCTTATTGGTGGTAGAGAATTAGCAGCTCCAATTATTAACCCTATTACCGGTTTATTAAACGAAGGACAACAATGAGTAACGAAATAGACCCAATACAATATGGTCAGCTAATTGCCCAGGTTAGAAACCTACAAGACAAGGTAGATAGTATGGAAACAGACATAAAGTCGCTTCTAGAGCTTGCCAACAAGTCCAAAGGTGGTTTCTGGGCAGGCATGGCAATCGCATCTGCTATCGGTGGCTTTATTACTTTTGTAACCAATCATTGGCTAGGAAAGTGAAAACACTTGTTTATTTTACAGTTCTAGTAATATTTTGGCTATTATTAATGGATACGCCATTAGCTAAAGAACTTGTAAAAGAAATGAGCATGGCTACAGAAGCAGGTGAAATAGTATTAACATCTGAAGAATGTACCTTTAAAAAACAAGGTTTACAAGGTTATGACTATGCTGCCTATGCTACTGACAAAGGTCACCCTAACCATGAAGGTTGTTGGAAGTCTGACAACTATGAAGGTAAACAAGCAGTTTATATTTATTTTCCTGAGATAAACCAAACAGCAGTATTTGACGCTAAACTATTTAAGCCTAAAGCCACGATATGACAAGTTGGATAAATGAAAATGCTATAGCAAATTTATATTCAGCTCTAATAGAAATGCCTATCTTTGATGAATACAAACTACCACCAGCTTCTAAAGTAGACTTTGTTATAGTGCATGATGAAAGTATATGCGGACAATACGAACCACCAGAACAAGGTGAACCTCATATCATTACTATATCTACTGCACGTCATGCTCATTTATACAGCGTTCTAGTAACTCTCTGCCATGAAATTATCCACATGGCTGTGTATACCGCATCCAAAAAAACAACCCAATATACCAGTCATAAAGGTTTATTTTTAAAATTACAAAAGCGTGTAGCCAAGATGTATGGCTTTGACCCTAAGGAATTATAATGGATATTGCAGAATTTTTAAGGCAATTAACAGAACAACAAAATACTCAACCAAATGCTACTAGCATAGGTAATGAAAACTTAAACTTAAATGCTTATACTAGACCTACATTAGGCGGTAATGTTAATGCTTATCAAGAAACTCCTGTTGGTTTATTAAGTGGAACTATTGGTAAAGAAGGCACAAACCCAATATATAAAGACGTTGCTTTAACAAACCAAAACTTTAGAGGTGGCATATTAAGTCAGGCAGATAATGTTGCTCCTTATGGTGAATATCGTGATGGTAATGTTATGGCTAGAGTTATGGGCGGTAACTATCCTAATGCTTCTGCTAACTATACAACTCCATTAGCTGGTGGTCAATTTACCGGTGGTGCTAATTATAGTAACCAAGGTTTAGGTGTAAACGCAGAGTATGCAAAACAACTAAATGACTTTTTATTTAAAGCAGGAATAAATGTAACACCCAAAGAACAACAATTTTTACTTGGATTTGGAGGGCAATTCTAATGTTCGGTTCAATCGTATCTTTAATCTTACCAGCCCTAGTGCCAGCATTTGCTGACGGTGCTAGAGGTCTTATAGCCAAGTTTACAGGTGGTGCAGGTGGACAACCACAAAACATTACAGAACGTATAGAGCTTATGAAAGCAGAAGCAGAGAAGCTACAGGCTTTAGCTGCATTAGATACTCCTACCGGTGAACCTTCTAAATGGATTATAGACCTTCGTGCTTCATTCAGATATGTCATCATTAGTGCCATTATGATATTTACCGCAGTTGTAGTATTTAACCCAGACATTGTAGGTGCTACTGTAGTAGCAGTATGTCTTGATATGACTGGTGCTTGTATGTCATTCGTTATTGGCGAAAGAATGTATCTTTCACTTAAAAGATGATATTTTTAAACATACTTAACTTTGTTGGTTTATCTATACTTAAACTTATTATAGTAGGACTACTATTTGTAGTTATGGGTATTGCTTTAGTATTTATGGCAGCTATGGATTATCTCACACGTGCATTGGAGTATATTAATTCTTATGTTAATTGAAGTAAAAAGGTTTGAATTTAAAGATACGCATACTGTAGGTAAGATGTATGTAGACGGCATTTATGAATGTTACACATTAGAAGATGTAGTCAGAAATGGCACTAAGGTTTTAGGTAAGACTGCTATTCCTATTGGTGAATATAAACTCATCATAGACGCTTCTGTACGCTTTAAACAAGACATGCCACACATACTAAACGTTCCTGACTTTACAGGTGTTCGTATTCATTCAGGCAACACTTCAGCAGATACAGATGGATGTATATTACTTGGCTCTACATGGGCAGGTAAAGACTTCATAGGTAACTCTAAAATAGCCTATAACAAGTTTTTTGACAAACTAAAGAAAGCTAAAACAGCCACTATCAAGATATGCTAGATTATCTTATCTGCGACATTCTTTGTGCTATAGACCACTTTAAATATGTATTGCTCATGTTAATTATTTATCTAGTATATAATAAAGTATCTCAACGCTAGGAGAGCTACTTGAAATATAAATCAGTTTTAGTTATATCTGACTTACATATTCCTTATCACCATCCAGATGCCTTTGCATTTCTAAAAGCATTAAAGACTAAATACAAGTTTGACCATATAGTCAATATAGGTGATGAGCTAGACCAACACGCTATCTCTATGCACGAACATAACCCAGACTTATACTCTGCTGGACATGAATTAGAAGAGTCTAAGAAGCATGTCAAAGAATTAGAAAAGATATTCCCTAAGATGGTCTTAGTTCATTCTAACCATAGCTCTTTAGTTTATCGTAGAGCATTAAAGTATGGTATGCCTAAAGCCTACCTTAAGCATTACAATGAGTTCTTAGGCGTTGGCAAAGGTTGGGAATGGGTAGATGACCACACCATAACCCTAAGTGATAACTCTAGGTGTTTCTTCACTCATGGTATGTCTGCAGACGTTTTAAAGGTAGCCCAGCAGTATGGAATGAGTACGGTGCAGGGTCACTATCACACTAAATTTAGTATTGGATATTACAGTAACCCAGATGCTCTTATTTGGGGGATGCAAGTAGGATGTTTAATACATCAAAAGTCTATGGCATTTGATTATGCTAAAAACTTTAAGAGTCGTTTTATTGTAGGTTGTGGAATTATTATCAACGGTCAACCAAAGCTAATGCCTATGGTATTAAAAGAGAATGGGCGTTGGAATGGTCATGTTTCTTAGGACAATTATGCAACGGTCAGATGTAGAAGTTATCTGTAATCACATGCTAGGTAAAGTAATTGTATCTTGCGAAGCCTTACATGGCGATAGCACTATTGTCATTCAACTAGATGATGACTCACTTATTGAAATTAGCGGTGAGGAGTTATCGCTTTATGGTGAGCTAACACCATTAGATGACTGATACCAAGCATCTATATAGTCTTTTAATCCTTCTATACCATTACCAATAATAGCAAGTCTATCTTGAGTAACTTTATAAAAGTTATTTACTTCAGTTCCTGTATCATCACTATATCCGTATATCATTAACACAGTAAACTTATCTTGGTCTGCTAATGCTTTTAACAGTATCTTTTGACCTAAAGATATATCTTCATCTTCACGCTTCCACTCTCCAATGAGAAAGTTTCCACGTTTTTCAAAAACCATGTCAATGTTAGATGGCATAGCTTTTGGATTATCTAGTATTACACCTCTTAAAAATCCAAAGTCTGTATGACTAGCATACGCATTACGCATAGCATTAGACACAAATTATAATACCATTAGACCCTACTTGACAGACTGTTACAGAGCCATCAGGTGCTAGTATAGTAGTAGTTTGACCTAAAGCCTTTTCTGTTCCCCAAATAGCTAATGCAGCTAAAACAATAATAAATACCCAGTATATTTTATTCATCATCAAACCTTTGTAACTGAGCTTCTAGTTCTGGTGGAATTTCTGCAGCTTCATCACGCATAACTTCTATTAGCTTATTCTTATACCATTCTGATTTATCTAAGTCTTGTGCAAAAGCACCTTTAAAAGGATAACGTAAGTCATACTTCATCTTACAACCCTTTAGGTATCCAACAAACTCTTCCTTAGTCAAACGACTTTCAATCACATCTATTGTTTCAATCCCGCCTTGTAAATAGTGCGGTGGTCTATTCACTAAATCAACCATTCCTATCTCCTTAAAAAAAATAAATCAATTAACTGATAACATCCATACGCAAACCAACCCATACCACCAACAATCAACAACCATACTATCCAATCAATTACTTTTTCCAAAATTGCCATGATTCTTTTCCTTTAAATAATCCATTACGTTCTCCATAAGGTGTAGGTTTAGGAAGTTTTATATAGCCTTGTCTTTCAAGACTTTTAAGCCTATAAAAATTAGTCACACAATCTTGAATGATATTTTTCATAGTGCAATCAGGATGACTATTTATATATGACTTAATAAAATTAGCTTGTCTTTGTTCATCTAGTTTTGTGTACATTATATTTCATCCCTGTTTTAGAAACATTTACTTCAGCTCTATCAATGTTAAAATATCTAGCCCAATTGCTATTACTTCCTGTTGGCATTGGTTTTGGTAATGTAATTAACCCTTGTTTATCTAAATTTCTAATTCTAGCAGGATTGCCAAATGCGTGTAATATAACATGGTTTCTTCCTGCTGTAGGATGTTCTTCCATATATTTATTTACTATTTCTATTAACTGTTCATCAGTTACTTTAAACTGCATCTTTAATTCCATGAGCTTGTTCTATAATTCTAACAAATTGTATCATTCTTTCTAAAGTCATTGGCTCATATCTTGTTGGAAATGCTTTGTTATAAGCCTTAATAATTTCTTCTTGTGTTAAAGGACTAGATTCCACCATAAGCCTCCACTAACTTCTTGCTATCGTATTTAGATATGCCTTTATATTCTTCTACAGGCTCACCTGCAAATAAAGGTGTTATCTTTATATGATGGGTTGTGTTCTTTAGGTCGTTTAAATACGAGAGTTGGTTGGGATGAAATGACCACAAATAAGACTTCTTTAGGTCACCAGACTTAGTACAAAATTCTTCATACAGGAATGCAAGCGGTTCTTTTTTCATTAGTAAAATACCATCCTTTTTATGTGAATTACTTTCCTTTTACCAAACCATGTTTTTTTTGGCGGTATTGAGTCATCATGGAAATATAAAGCATTTGCCACTGGATTAGCATATTTATTATAAACAATCGTATCAATAACCAAAAGTTTAGTCTCCAGATACGTCCTTTCATTAACGGTAAGATGACGTTCATCCGTAACCCCAATAAACTGCCCAGAAGCATAAACAACAGAGCATACATCCCGACCCCAAAGACCACTATGAACCCTATTACGTATGACATTTATAACCCCTACCTTTTCTTGGATTGTTCTTGTATTAACCTCATGGTACACAGCCGTTGCATAACACGCTATATCTAATTCTAAGTTATGTATATCCATTAGGTACCTTTCATGCTTTTCTTGTGTCTAAGAAATCCACACAAGCGTATAATTCTACTATAAATCTAAAAGAAAGGAGAACTGCCATGTGGACAACACCATCAGCAACTGAAATGCGTTTTGGATTTGAAGTAACCATGTACGTAATGAATAAATAGCTCTAAAACGCACATAAAGGGGTGTTAAACCCCTTTTTGCATTAAAAAGGTACATCTGCATCATCTGCACCTTCAACAGCAGGTTTAAGTCTTTCATCAGTTGCAACCATTGCTACAGCCCCACTAATAAACTTACCATTAGCACCTTCTCTAATCCAACCTGATAAAGTAAATTCAATACCATCCACGTTTAATTTTCCGCGGTAGTCTGGTCGTTTAGGATTATCACCTTTATCATTCTTATTTAACGTAAACGTGTTTTTATTGTCATACTCAGCCATACATTACTCCTTTAGTTTTAAAATTGTTTGGTCTACTTCGTCTAGGAACTTAATTACTTCTGCTTCTAATTCTGCTATGTAAGTATCATCTCTGTCAAGTCGCTTTACAAAAACTTGCAAAGGCTCAGGGAAATTTGGGTTGAAACTTATAAAATCTACCCACCTAGCACCGGTACAAGCCAACTGCCATTGCATCTGAGGGACATATTTACTAGGAATTGATTTATTCATTAAGGTGTTTGTATGCGTAGTCTCCAAAGGGCATTTAATTTCTATAAGGCCTGCATACTTACCTTCTTCTTCTGCATTTACAGCTCCATCTGGACTAGCACCAGTATTCTTAATAACAGGGTGGTCAAAAAAACCTACTTCAGTTACTATAGAATTAGTTTTGCTTTCATATAGTTTTCTTGCTATAGGTTCACGTTCAACACCATCTTCCATAGCTTTATTTGTAAATGAATCTGTTTTTTTACCTGTAAGACGTTCTGATACAAGTTGAATAAGATAATTTTGACGAGATGTAGATACACCTGTTTTAGTCTTAGCTATAACGTCACTAATGCGACTAGCGGTAACCTTACCTAGCCTTTGCTGAAACCACTCTTCGGTACCTTGGTTTATCATAGAAAGTCCTTGTTAGATACAGCTTTTAAAGCTGGTTGTTCTGACTCTGGAATATCTTCACCACTATAAATATATAAGCCAATACCATGCAATGCAATAGCTTTAGCCAAACAACGCTGCATAGCTGTATTAACTGCCATAGCATCAGGGCTAGGAATAGCTTGATTTCTAAAGTTAAGCACAGGTAATTGTGAAGTCATAGACTTATTAAAAGCATGGACTGTGCAGAATACCATAAGTGTTTCACCAAACTGTTTAGGTTCACCATAAGTCCATGTAGCACTTGGGTCTTGCTGTAGAAGCGTGTCTACAGCCCAAGCCCATGATAGATAAGATAGACCATTCTTTTTCTCAATGTGGTCTGATACATTAATTTTGCGTAGTTCGTTATAGTTCATCTTTTTCTCTCCTGTTACGTGATTGAGTGTGTGTAATACATCCTGCTGGTGCTGTTGCATCATCAGCTGGTCGTAATGTTGTTGTTGTGACATTTGCTCTCTCCCATTTATCGTTATCTAATTTAAGTTCGTCATTCAATCTTTTAAGAATATCTGCTATCTGTTCTAAACCATTCTGCATATTATATACCCCCAAAATACAAAAAGAAACAACCATAACCATTTATTCATTTTTTTTGCCTTTCAAAGAATCAACTATTTTATCTAAAACATCTTTCATAGCTAACTCTACGTCTTCTCTTTTCATACTCTTTGCAAGTGAGTCGGCTATTTTAACACATTTTTCTGCTTTTTTATCGTTTGGTGCAGTAATAGCTAATGCTAAAGCTAATGTCAATGCCTCTTTATTATCTTTAATCATATTGCACCTGCCAATTTACCCATAATCCAAAAACATAAAGCCACATAACACCAAAAAAATATTGCAAATATACTACCTAGAATTAAATCTTTCTTCATACTGATTGCTCCTTAGAAAGTTCTTCAAAAAGACCAGAATCATTACTAATGACTTGATATGCAATTTTTTGATATTTGTCACATGATTTAAGGTTGTTGTGAATATACATAAATGCTTCCTTAAAAGTCAAGTTTTTATGCTGTGCAAGTGTTTCAATTACTGAATAAGCGCCTGTAATTCTCATTTCTCTCTCCTAAAAATAAATACTACAATGCTTATCTTAATGAGAAAAAAACACATGTCAAGTATTTTCTAGTAAATAATTAGTTTACAACTAGAATTAGTTATGTTAATCTTTTTTAGCATTATTAACCAACAGGAGAGTGTATGTACAAGATTAAGAACTGGGAGAAGTTTAATCTCTATAATCCAAAGAACCCAAGATACCAAAAAAAGATGACATGGTTTAAATTTTATGGTACGGATTACATTAATGATATTGAGATTCATAAACTATCTTTTGAGCAAAAAGCTGTTTTAGTAGAGTTATGGTGTCTTGGTTCTGAAAGTGACGGAATATTACCTCAGCACTATGAAATAGCTTTTAGACTTCATTATCCTATTGATTTTGTTGAGAAAATAGTAAAAGAACTATTTACTAGAGGTTGGCTAGAAAATTATTCGCAGCCTGCTAACATAGAGAAGAGGAGAGAAGATAAAAAAAGAGAAGATATATATGTCGTTAAAACGACTAACAGGTTTGAAGAATTTTGGCAAAATTATCCTAGTGTTCGTAAAGTAAATAAGAAAACATGTATGGAAAGATGGGCTAATAAAAACATTGACGCTATAGCAGATGAAGTGATAGGGTATGTAAAACGTATGAAAGATACTCAATCATGGAAAGATGGCTTCTCACCAGCTCCACTTACTTTGTTAAACCAGGAAAGATGGAATGATGGTGAAGCGCCACAAGAACGTAAAGTTTGGGAAGGTGGCATTTAGTGAATATAGGTGAAGCATTAGATAAGCTAACTGTTAATCAATCAGTTATAACTGAATATTACAATAAGGAATATGCTCATGCAGAGTTTAAAATTAAAGCTGCGGATATTTTTAGTGACCACGTGGTGCAGTATTTTAGTGAGGAAGTTCATAGTGGTAAATCACTTGGCTGGGTTAAGACGGAAGATAAGTTTAGGGTTAGGGCTTCGGAATTAACAATTTTAACAGGGGTATCTGGGCATGGTAAATCTATGTGGTTATCGCAAGTTGTATTAGCTATGATGAAACAGAACACTAAATGCCTAATAGCATCTTTGGAAATGCGCCCTGTATTAACATTAGCTAGAATGATTACTCAAGCATTAGGTTCACCAGAGCCAACAGAGGATTACATTAGAAAATTTTGTGACAGGGCAAAAGAAAAGCTATACATTTACGACCAGTTAGGAACTACAACGTCTGACGATATGATAGCAACATTATATTATGCCAAGCATATCCTAGGTGTTGATATATTTATCATTGACAGTTTAATGAAAATAAGTAATATTAGTGAAGAGTCATTAGAGGCACAAAAATTGTTTACTGATAGATTGGCAGTTTCGGCACGTGATTTGAATATTTCTATTTTTTTGGTTGCACATACAAGAAAACTTAAAGATGAAAACGAAATACCTGACGCTACAAACATTATGGGCAGTTCACACATAAGAAACCTGTGTGACAATATTATTTGTGTATGGCGTAACCGTTATAAGGAAAAGCTAATAGAAGAAGGTAAAACTTCTTCTGACGAGTTAAAGATTATTCCTGATGCTAAAGTTTTTATTCAGAAACAGCGTAATGGTCAATGGGAAGGTTCTTTTAATTTTTGGTTTAGTCAAAAAACTTTATGTTATAGGGAGAGTCCGTAATGATTGTTGATAAAAAATGGTTTATGTTAAGATTAATGTATCAGATACGCAAACAATGGAGAGTTAAACTTCATGCTAAACGCTGTAAGGATAACGACCAGTCTATAAAAAGATATCACCATGATGCAGCAGTTCTTAACAGAGCTATGGATATATATAAGATTGAAGGTAGAAGGGCTACTTGGTAATGACTATAAATGAATTTATTAAGCAATGCAAAAAGCTATTTGGTTCAGACATAGAATACAAAGCAACTTCTAAAGACGGGCAAGTATTTAAAACAAAGGGGTGGAGAGATGATAAAGTGGTCGCTAACAAAAGAAAACCTTCCAATGCTAGTGGAGAAGTTAAAAGCACTTGACTTTACTCATAGATGGAGAGTAACAGTTACAGATGCTAAACTTAACCGTAGTTTAGAGCAAAACGAAAGACTATGGGAATTGTATACAAGTTTAGGAAATCATTTGGGATTGGATAAACAACAAGTCCATGAGCTTATGTCATACCGTCTGTTGCGTTATCAAACAGTTATAGCTGGATTTCCTGTAGAACTTATAAAATCAACCACAAAACTTACAACTTCAGAAATGACTGAATACCAACAACAGGTAGAGGTATGGGGTCAAACTGTTGGTTGGGGTTGGGATTATTAACTATGACAATACAACAAAAATTAGAAATGTTTGATAATGATGAGCAGCATCTTATTGATACAACATATACAAAAAAAGTTGATGTGCCATTATATGTACCTAAGTATGAAAAACCAAATATTTATGAGTTGTACGATAATTTAAAAGCAATTAAGTTAATACAAAAGATTAACAATTCAAATGTTTCTGAAGATGAGAAAAAGTTTTTAACTTTGGCAGCATATAGACATATTATATTTAGTTTTGCAAAAATTGCAGATTATTACGCACACTCAAGTGCTGAAATGCAAGAATTAATGGAGCAATCAGCTTTAGTAATTGTTGATTTTGATAAAGCTATTGAATATGGTTTTGTTGCTTTAAATAATCAGTTATCTAATCAATATTTGGAAGAACAAAGTGATAGATAATTTTTGTGTATTTATATTGAGTAACAATAGGCATGACAGAGTTTATACTTACAATACTTTGAGAGAAAAAAATTATACAGGTAAGATTTTTATTATCATTGATGATGAAGATAAGTCTCATAATAAATATATTGAAACATATGGCAGTCAAGTAATAACTTTTTCTAAAGATGAAGTTGCAAAAACATTTGACATAGGCGATAGTTTTGATGATAAAAGAGCAGTTGTGTTTGCAAGAAATGCCTGCTTTGACATAGCAAAAAAATTAGGTTATACATATTTTATGCAACTTGATGATGATTATACAGACTTTAGATGGTCATTTGATGATAATAAAAAATATGTAACTAATAAATACATTCAAGACTTAGATAAAATATTTAAAATTATGTTAGATTTCTATAAGAAGACATCTTTTACATCAATTTGCATGGCTCAAGGTGGTGATTTTATAGGTGGTGAAAATAGTGGTTTAAGTAAAACATTTTTAGATGGTCAAATATCAAGAAAAATTATGAACAGTTTTTTATGTTCAGTTAATAGACCATTTCAATTTGTTGGTAGAATTAATGAAGACGTAAATGCTTATTGTTATTTCGGTTATAAGGGTTATTTATTTATGACAATTGCACAGTTAAGACTTGAGCAAAAACAAACTCAAAGTAATGCTGGTGGTTTAACTGATATTTATTTAAGCTCAGGCACTTATGTTAAAAGTTTTTATTCTGTTTTGTATAATCCTTCTAGTGTAAAAGTAAGGCAAATGGGTCAAAACAAAAAAAGATTGCATCATAGTATTAATTGGGATGCAACTGTTCCTAAAATTATTTCTGAGAAATTTAAAAGATATGATGTATCGCAACCCAAAACTAATTAAAATTTTAAGAGAGTTGCCTTGTCAGCATTGTGGTATAATGTCTGAAACAGTTTGTGCTGCTCATAGAAATGAAGGCAAAGGTATGGGCATTAAAGTGTCAGACGCTTTAGTTGCAGCATTATGTATAGAGTGCCATGTTAAACTTGATAATGGAAAAGAATTAACAAAAGAAGAACGTAGAGATATGTGGAATAGAGCATATATAAAAACTATGCAATATCTTTTTGAAAATGAAATTATAGGAGTTAAATAATGGGTAAAGGTTCTGGCAGAAGACCGTTGTTAGTTTCTGAAAAAGAAGCACAAGATAACTGGGACAAGATTTTTAAAAAGAAAAATAACAGTCCTGACGTATCACCACACGCTTATGAATATGAACTTAATAAGGCTACAGGTGACGTAGAGAAGAGATTTTTAGACGGAATATCTAAACCTAACAAAAGTCAATTTGATGGCAAATAGTCCAACGCAGTTAAGCCTTAAAAAATTACGTGACGAGGGATATACTGTAGCAGTTGTAGAGCATTGGAACGCATTTGCAAGGATAAGACAAGACTTGTTTGGATTTATAGACCTATTAGCCTTAAAAGATAAAGAAGTATTAGCAGTCCAAACTACCACAGCAAGTAATATGTCGGCAAGAGTAAAGAAGATAGCAGACCATGAAAATGTAGGTGTAGTTCGTAAGGCAGGTTGGGCTATTCATGTGCATGGTTGGCACCAGGACGATAAGAAAAAATGGCATTGTAAAACTAAGGATGTATCGTGAGTAATAAAGATAAAATATTAGAGTATCTTACAGAGCCTAAAACTATAAAAGCAATAGCTGAACATGTAGACGCTAACTATCACACTATTAAAAACTTGCTTGTAGCTATGAAGATGGAAGGATTGTTATACGCATACAAAGACAGCGACAATAGGCTTATGCACTATTACGTTCCGCAACCACATCCACTACAAGCTATATTTGGACACACAGCAAACTTTACAGATGCACAGATAAAAAGCATTACAATTCATAATGGAGCTGATGCTAAACACAACTTACAGCAAAAGACTACACAAGAAACATTTGGGGAAAGCATAACTTATACGTTAGGTAGATATGATTAGTATGGAGCGTTTACTATCTATTTTGGATGATTGGGCTTTATGGATGAAGTCAGATAACCATAGGTTAGGTTATCCATCTAAAAGCATAGGCATGTCTTCAGGTGGCGAAAGTACAAGTGAGTCATTTGCAGAGATGTGTTCTGCTCAGGACATGTCTAACTTACGCACTATAGACGCTATCATACATAGCTTAGATAAACCTCAACGAGACGCTATTTATACTAGATACTTAGATGCTAAACCAAAAATAGCCCACCATTGGCAATTGGAAATGGCTTACGATAACTTACTTACTATGGCAGGAAGAAGAATAAACGCATAAAGTTCTTGACTATTCTTATAAAGTTTGCTATAATGCTATTTGTTGGACAACTCCTGTCCGTTAATAACGTAATCCCAAAAAAGCCTGACTGCACTCTCTCCGTGGTTGGGCTTTTTCTTTTATATGACATTCTCAGTAACAATATGCAACCAATGCGGTGAACCTTTTGACTCTACCGAGTATCCGCTATGTAACGACTGTAGATATGACCACCGATTTATTAAGTTAAGGAAACTAGATGAAAGCAATGATGAAGGGCAAAGCAGCCAAAGTAAAGAAAGTAATGAAGGAATTTAAAGCAGGAACTTTAAACATGGGTAAGTCATCTAAGAAAGTTACAAACCCTGAACAAGCTATTGCAATTGGTCTTGCAATGGCAAATAAAAAGAAAAGGAAATAATCATGCCAATGGTCGGAAAAATGAAGTTTGCCTACACAGAAAAAGGTAAAAAAGAAGCTAAATCATACGCTAAGAAAACAGCTAAAAAAGCAGTTGCTAAACCTGCAAAGAAAGGCATGAAAAGTGGCTACTAAACCAGGTCTTTATGCAAATATTGCAGCCAAGAGAGCAAGAATCAAAGCAGGCTCAGGTGAAAAGATGAGGAAAGTTGGCTCTAAAGGCGCACCTACAGCTATGCAATTTAAACAAGCAGCTAAAACAGCAAAGCCTGTTAAGAAAGCAAAGAAATGAAAGGCGTTAAACATTACTTGCCTAATGGCACAGAGTGGACTGGTGCTACTCATAAAATGGCTAGTGGATTATTTACAGGTAAAGTACACACACCTTCATCTAAGAAGCTAGTGCATTATAAAGACATAAAAGCTAAGAAGAAATGATTAAGAAGGGCAAAGAAACATTCTCTGGTTATAATAAACCTAAGAGAACGCCTAATCATCCTACTAAATCACATGCAGTATTAGCTAAAGATGGTGACCAAGAAAAACTTATACGCTTTGGTCAAAAAGGCGTAAGTGGTGACAAAACAAATACAGATAGAGCAAAGTCATTTAAGGCAAGACACGCTAAAAACATAGCTAAAGGAAAAATGAGTGCCGCTTTTTGGGCAAACAAAGTAAAGTGGTAAAACTAGATATATATGTAGGATATGATGGCAAGGTAGAGCCAATTGCTTATCATAACTTTTGCCAGTCAGTTATAGAGAAGTCATCTATACCGGTAAGTTTTACACCACTAGCACTAAACACTTTAAAAGATTACAAAGAAACACATACAGACGGTAGTAACGCATTTATCTATTCACGCTTTCTAGTGCCATATCTAAACAACTTTAAAGGTATCGCACTATTTGTTGATGGCGATATGATTTGCCGAACAGATATAGCGGAGATACTAGCTAACTTTGATATAGACGAAGCAATTAAAGTTGTAAAGCATAACTACACAACAAAGCATCCAGTTAAATACTTAGGTGCAAAGAACGAAGACTATCCTAAAAAGAACTGGTCAAGCGTTATGTTATGGAATTGCTCACATTGGCTAAACAAAAAACTAACACCTCAGTTTATACAAGAACAAACAGGTAAATACTTACATAGATTTGAATGGCTTAAATATCCTGAAGAACAAGTAGGCAAGCTAGACGATACATGGAATTGGCTAGAAACAGAATACGAATATAATAAAGATGCTAAGTTAGTGCATCACACATTAGGCACACCATGCTTTAAAGACTATCAGTCTACAGACTATAGTCAAGAATGGTGGGATACATACCAAAGAATGATATACCCACTCAAGGGTAACAACAAAGACTCAGAACTATAACAGAGGGCAACCAACCTATAAGGAGTTGCATAACAATGGACAACGAAGAACGCAAAAAACTAGCAGCAGAACGTAGCTCAGAAGTAAATAAGGGCAACACTCATTCTAGTAAAATCAATAGGTTAGCAGCAGATACACTTAGACGTGTATTAATACAAGAAGAAGCTATTAGATTACGTAATGTAACAGAAGCATTAGTAGCTAAAGCAGAGAGCGGTGATGTATCAGCTATCAAAGAAGTCTTTGACAGAATGGATGGCAAATCAGTAGCAACTACAGAAATTACAGGATTAGATGGTTCTAACTTACCTATAAGCATTGCAATAGACTTTGTAAAGCCTAAAGATGAAGGTTAATGCAACATTTCCTGATAGATTAAACTTCTTATTTGAGCCACATAGATACAAAGTAGCTTATGGCGGTAGAGGTTCAGGGAAAAGCTGGTCTTTTGCTAGAGCATTGCTTATAAAAGCAGCTAATGAGCCAACACGTGTTTTATGTGCTAGAGAAATACAACGTAGTATTCGTCAGTCTGTGCATCAATTATTAACAGACCAAATACAAGCATTAGGTCTAGGAGCTTTCTATGAAGTTCTAGAAGCAGAGATACGTGGTCTTAACGGTAGTTTATTTGTATTTACAGGTTTAGCAAACAATACGGTTGAGTCAATAAAATCATACGAAGGTGTGGATTGCGTATGGATAGAGGAAGCCCAGACTGTTAGTAAGAAGTCATGGGATATATTGATTCCTACAATACGTAAACCTAATTCAGAGATATGGGTATCATTCAACCCTAATATAGATACAGACGATACATATATAAGATTCGTGGTAGAACCACCAGAGAACGCTAAGGTTGTTAAAGTAAACTATACTGACAATCCTTGGTTCCCTGAAGTCCTAGAGATAGAACGTCTACATAGCGAGAAGACTAACCCTGACTATGCAAACATCTGGGAAGGTGATTGTAAAGCTGCTGTAGATGGTGCTATATACTCTAACGAGATACGTGAAGCACAAGAAGCTGGTCGTATCACAACTGTACCTTATGACCCTATGATGAAAGTTCATGTAGTAATGGACTTAGGTTGGAATGACAGCATGTCAGTTATCCTATGCCAAAAAGGTATATCAGATTTAAGAGTCATTGGTTACATAGAAGATGACCACAGAACATTAGATAGCTATTCTGCACAACTAAAGAACTTATCCTATAACTGGGGTACAATGTTCTTACCACATGACGGACAGTCTAAAGACTTTAAGCATGGTATATCAGCAGAAGAGATTATGAAGAAGTTAGGATGGGATATACGTATCGTGCCTAAAGCAGACATAGAGTCTGGTATTAAGTTAGCACGTATGAACTTCCACCGTATATACTTTGATAAGTCAGCACAAAGACTTGTTGAATGTTTAAAGAATTATCGCAGAAGTATAAACTCTGCAACCAACGAACCTGGTGCGCCATTGCATGATGAATACAGCCATGGAGCAGACGCATTCAGATACTTATGTACCTCTATAGAGGCTATGAAGAACGAATCATGGTCTAAAGAGAAGATACAATATAATACTAAAGGGATTGTTTAATGGCAAAGTTACAAGACATGGAAATCATAGCTCAAGTAGAACTTGAAGAGAGTATGGCTTATGGTGTCAATGACTCTTCACTATCTAATGATAGAGCAGATGCAATTGATTATTACCTAGGTCAACCATTTGGTAACGAAGAAGAAGGTCGTTCACAAGTAATTAGCTATGACGTACAAGATACGATTGAAGCTGCATTACCACAACTCTTAAAAGTCTTTGTAGCTGGTGATAAGGTTGTTCAGTTTGACCCTAAAGGTCCTGAAGACCAAGACGCAGCAGAGCAAGAAACAGATTACATTAACCATGTCGTTATGGAAAAGAACGAAGGGTTTAAGACATTCTATGTATGGTTTAAAGACGCACTACTCTCTAAGAATGGCTATGTAAAAGTTTATTCTGAAGATGAAGAAGAAGTAGAGGAATACGATTACAAAGGTTTAACTGACGCACAACTACAGATGTTGGCTTCAGATGAGAATACAGAAGTGTTAGAGCATACTGGCTATCCTGACCCAACTGTCAACATGGATGTTATTTATCAGCAAGCTATGATGAATGGTGTAGACCCTGCTACTATTATGCAACCTATGTTACATGATGTTAAGCTCAAGGTTACAGAAAAGAAGACAGAGATTAAGATTGAGAACGTAGCACCTGAAAGCATTATGGTGTCTGTAGAAGTTACTGGTCCTAATCTAAAAGATGCACGCTTTGTTCAACATAGAGAAGTGATGCAGTTAGCTGACATTGCAAAGGCATTTAATAAGCCACTAGAATACATCAAGTCTATTATGTCAGACCTTCGTGATACGTTTGAAGAAGAGTCTAATGCACGTGATATCTATGATGAAGAATACGATAGAGCTATTGAGTCAGGTGAAGCATTAGTTAAAGACACTTATATTAAAATAGATGGTGAACGTCATAGAGTAGTTATCTTAGGCAACACAGTTCTTTATAAAGAAAAGACTGAGGTTGTTCCTTTTGCATGTATCACTCCAATGATAATGCCACATAGACATATTGGTCGTTCTTATGCTGACTTGACTATGGACATTCAGTTAATTAAGTCTACCCTTATTCGTGGTCAGTTAGATAATATGTATCTAGCTAACAATGGTCGTTATGCTATCTCAGATAGAGTAAACCTAGACGATATGCTTACATCACGTCCAGGTGGTATTGTTCGTGTAGAAGGTGACCCAGGCTCAGGCATTATGCCTTTATCACATCCACCACTACCAGCATCATCATTCGGTATGGTTGAATACATGGACTCTATGAAAGAAAAGAGAACAGGTGTTACAGCTTACAATCAAGGCTTAGATGCTAACAGTCTAAACAAGACAGCTACCGGTGTAGCACAGATTATGAATGCGTCTCAACAACGTATTGAGTTAGTAGCTAGAACATTTGCAGAAACAGGTGTTAAAGAACTATTTAAACTTGTTCACAGACTTGTGAGAACTACGCTTACTAAACCTGACATTGTTCGTATGCGTAACAAGTGGGTAGAAGTAGACCCTAGAGAATGGGAAGACCGTAATGATTTATCTATCTCTGTAGGATTAGGTGCAGGTAATAAAGACCAACAGTTAGCACATCTCATGTCTATCTTGAATATGCAAAAAGAAGCTATCCAAATAGGTCTTACATCACCAGAAAAGATATACAACGCACTAGCTAAACTTACACAGAACGCAGGCTTTAAGAACCCTGAAGAGTTCTGGACTAACCCATCTACTACACCTGAACAAGAAGGTCAGCAAGACAAACCATCTGAAGCAGAGATTATGGTGCAAGGTCAGTTACAGATTGAGCGTGAGAAAGCACAAGCACAGTTACAACAAGAGCAAGTACGTTCACAGAATGATGTTATAATTGAACGTGAAAAGATAGCAGCACAAGCTGAGTTAGAAAGATTCAAGGCTCAACTTAAAGCAGAGACAGATTTAGCTATCGCACAAATCAAAGCTCAACAAGGAATGATATATGGCGGATAAGTCACTAGAAGAAGTTAAACGTGGTGAACAAGCAACACAGATATTAGATAACCCTCTATACAAAGAAGCTATGGATAAGGTACGTGAAAGTCTTATTTCTAGTATGGCTAACAGTCCACTAGGTGATGAGAAGACCCACAACAAATTAGTTATCGCACTACAATTACTAAACCAAATTAACAAGCAACTTACTGACGTGATGACCACAGGTAAGTTAGCAGCTATCCAAACGGATAAGCCAAGATTTAAAGTATTTGGGTAAGGACAAACCCACTTAAAGCCTATTTCGGTAGGCTTTTTTATTGTCTAATTTCAAGGAAACAAAACTATGAGTGACCAAGTCGCAGAACAGTCACCACAAAGCCGATTAGAGGCTATGCTAGGTGATAGTGTTGAGTCAGATGTTAAACCACCTGAACTTCAAGACGAAGAAGAACAAGCACCACTAGAAGCTGATGCTGAGGATACTGAAGAAGTAGAATCAGAAGAAGCAACAGAAGACCCAGATGACCAAGCTGAGGAAGAAGAACAGTCGGAAGATGAAGTTCCTGCTCTCCTTAAACTTAAAGTCAATGGTGAAGATGTTGAGAAGCCACTAGACGAAGTCGTAGCATTAGCACAACAAGGCTTAGACTACACGCAAAAGACACAACAAGTCGCAGAACAACGTAAAGAGCTAGAAGTATATGCTGAGAGTATAAAAGCTCAAGAGCAAGCCTTTCACGAACAGATGCAACTTAACAATGTGTTAATTGAAGAGGTAGCAAAAATCACATCATTAGACCAACAACTGAACCAATATGCTAACGTGAATTGGAATCAATTGTCTGATAATGACTTTGTGGAAGCGCAAAAACTTTTCTTTACATACAACCAACTACAGCAAGAACGTAGCCAACTCGTTTCACAGTTTGAAGCCAAAAAGCAACAAGTCGTTCAAAAGCAAACGCAATTGATGGCTGAGAAGATAGCAAAGGGAAAAGAAATCCTAGCAAAAGAGATACCAAATTGGAGTCCTGAGACTAACCAAGCATTGTTATCTACTGGCAAGGACTATGGATTTTCTGATGCCGAACTCAACTCAATTGTTGACCCTCGTCACGTAAAGGTTCTGCATGACGCTATGCAATGGCGCAAACTACAACAAAATTCAGTTGTGAAGAAAAAAGTATCAAACGCTAAGCCAGTAGTGAAACCTGGGTCTAAAGATACTAAAGCGGAAGCTAACTCTAACCACCGTCAATTACGTGAGCAATTACGTAAGACAGGTAAGTCAGACGCAGCTACAAAACTTATAGAAAATATGCTTTAATTTAAAAGGAAACCATAATCATGGCAGTATCAGCAACCAATAGTTATACCGGTAAAGGTATAGCAGAATCTTTTGAAGATGTGATTTTTGACATCTCACCAGAAGACACACCATTGTTATCAATGGCAAAGAGGTCTTCAGCAGGGCAAACTTTTCATCAATGGCAAACAGATGCTTTAGCAGCAGCAGCTACTAATGCACAAGTTGAAGGTGATGACGCTTCATACGCAACATTAGCAGCAACAACAGTATTAGGTAACTATACTCAAATCTCACGCAAAACAGTTCAAATTTCAAACACCTATGACGTAGTACGTAAGTATGGTCGTAAGTCTGAAGTTGCTTACCAACTTATGAAAGCCGGTAAGGAAATGAAGAGGGATATGGAGTTTGCTATCGTACGTAACCAGGCTTCTTCAGCAGGTGGCGCAGCAACAGCTCGTTCATCAGCAGGTATGGAATCTTGGATTACTAACCGAGTACTAGCTACAGGTTCTACATCAGGTACAACACCTGGCTTTTCAGGTGGTACAGTTGCAGCTCCTACAGACGGCACAGCAGTTACGTTTATCGAAGCAGACTTAAAGTCAGCTTTACAATTAGCTTGGACAGACGGTGGCGAGCCATCAACAATCCTTATGTCAGCAACTAACAAATCACGTTTCTCTGGTTTTAGTGGTATTGCTACTAAGTTTGTAGACGTACAATCTAAAACACAAGCAACTATTACTGGTGCAGCAGACGTTTATGTTTCTGACTTCGGTAACCACACTGTGAAACTTGACCGTTTCATGCGTGATGCAGCAGTTCTTTGTATTGACCCAGGCTATGTTGGTTTAGCTTCACTCAGACCTTTAAGCAAAGAAGAACTTGCTAAAACTGGTGACTCAACTAAATATCTATTAACAGCAGAATATGCTTTAGTAGTTAATAATCCTGACGCACATGCAAAAGTGCAAAACACAGGTGCTTAGTAACTAGATGTGATATGATAGGGGGAGTTAATTCTCCCTCTATTATTTTTACTATGCCAATATTATTTGACCACAATAGCGTAACAGGTGTAAGTCAGTACTTTGACTACGACCCAGCTAAAGATACATACTACCTAACTAGCACACAAGATATTAGTGGCATGTTAGACGATATTAAAAAGTCCAGAGATAACCCTGAAGTTTGGAACAAAGGTGTTAAGCAAGAATGGGCGCACTTTGCTAGTATTCCACCTGTAGTGGAAATGCAGTTAAAGCAAAAGGGTATAGACATGTATAACCCTAACCAAACAAAAGAACTTATAAAAGAAATAAACGAAAACTATCCATATCTTAAGTTGACTACAAAGCGTGGCTAGTATGACTTGGAATTATAGAATAGTTAAACGAGCTTCTAAAGATGAGCCTGAATGTTATTACGCATTGAACGAAGTCTTTTATGAAAGCAAGACTAATCAACCTATGGCATTTAGTGATGCAGACACAATTATAGGTAACAGTCCTAAAGAAATTATAGAAGTATTAGAAATGATGTTAGCAGATGCTAAAAAAAACCAACCTGTATTAACAGAAGAAGACTTTGGATAAAGAAGAATTAAAGAAAGTTCAGTTAGCAATACATGACCTCATACAGAAAGAAGAGTATGACGTAGCATTACCTATTATTAACGAAGTCTTAATGGTATATCCTAATGATGCAGCTACACTAAACTTCTTAGGATACATCTGGTTAATGGGTGAAAAGCCTGCATTTGCATATCAGTTCTTTCGTAGAGCATTACAAGAACAACCAGGCAATAAAGCATTATGGACATCTCTAGGTCGTGCATGTCACGAAATGGATATGTTTGAAGATGCTATTAAATACTTCTTAAAGTCAGCAGAACTAGACCATAGCTATGCACTAGCTTATGCTAACGCTTCAGCTTCACTTGTTCAAATGTCAAGATGGGATGATGCAGAGAAGTCTGCAAAGATGGCTTTAGAATGTGACCCTAATGAATTAAACGCACAATTAAACCTAGCTCATAGTTACTTAGCTAAAGGTGAATGGGAAAAAGGTTGGGCAGAATGGAACAAGTCACTAGGTGGTAAGTTCCGTAAAGAATTATCTTATGGTGACGAAGTAAGATGGGATGGCTCATTTGGTAAAGACCTAGTTATATATGGCGAACAAGGTTTAGGTGATGAGATATTCTACGCTTCATGTATACCAGACGCTATAGACATTAGTAAGCAAGTCTACATAGACTGTGATGAAAGATTAGAAACATTATTTAAACGTAGTTTCCCTAAAGCAATTGTTCATGGGACACGTAAAGCAACCGAAGTGGAGTGGACAAATGACATTACAATTGATGCAAGATGTGCTATTGGTGGCTTACCCCAGTTTTTCAGACCAACGAGCAAATCTTTTCCTGGGACTCCTTTTTTAGTACCTGATAAAGATAAAGTTGAGATGTGGAAAGCCATGTTTAAATCATGGGGTAAAACAGTCATAGGCATTACGACTAAAGGTGGTACGTTTAGAACTAACTCTAAAGGTCGTGTTCTTACAGAAGATGACTTACAACCACTACTAAGACGTAAAGACATACAGTTAGTTAGCTTAGACTATAGTGTAGAGAATAAAATTGAAGGTGTTAAGTACTTAGAATTAGCATCTGACGCAAAAGATTATGATGACACAGCAGCTCTCATAGGAGCTTGCGATATGGTTTTAGGGGTCAATACTACAGCTTTACATTGTAGTGCTGCCATGGGCGTTAAAACATGGTGCTTAGTACCTAAATATCACCAATGGAGATATGCTCAAGTAAGTATGCCATGGTATAGACACATGAGACTTATTTACCAAGACGATAGAACATGGAAAGAAGTCATTGAACAGCTTAATCTCTAACGAATATAGAGACATGCAGGCAAAACTGCATGAGAACCCTGACTATGGGGTAGCCAGTACATTCTTTGCACCTATTGTTGATGATGTTATACAAATGTTTAACATTACAAGTTTATTAGACTACGGTGCAGGTAAATGTAGACTAAAAGATAGCATTAAGTCAGAAGTAACTTACACTCCCTATGAACCTAGTAATCCATTGTGGAGTCAAACACCAGAACCAAACGAATTTGTAACATGTATAGACGTTCTTGAACATATAGAACCTGAATTACTAAATAACGTACTAGATGATTTAAAAAGAGTAGTAGATAAATACGGACTATTTACAATACATACTGGTCCAGCAATGAAAATATTACCAGACGGTAGAAACGCACATCTTATACAACAACCTTTAGAGTGGTGGAATAAACATCTCAGCACTCGCTTTACTATAGTTAAACAAGTAAAGATAGATAATGGTTGTATCGTATTAGTTAAAAAACAATAAGGATTACGAATGGCATTTACAAACTATACTACCTTTGTATCAACGGTAGAAAGCTATCTAGCACGTACAGACTTAACAACTGTTATCCCTGATTTTGTTCAGATGGCACAGTTAAGAATGAGTCGTGACTTACGAACAGAAGCTATGTTAAAAGTTGCAACGACTGTAGCTACAGATAATAAAGTAGCGTTCCCTAGTGATTTCTTAGAGTTAAGAGAGATGCACTTTGAAGGTAACCCACCTATTATCTTAGAGTATCAATCACCTGACTTGTTCTTCCGTAATGGTCAAACATCATTATCAGGTCGTTCACACTTCTTTACAATGTTAGGCACAGAGTTCCAGTTTGCACCTAGCCAAGATGCAACTTATACCATTCAAATTTTATACTATGGTCAACCTACATTTATCTCTACTACAACAGCTAGTAACTTGTTCTTAGCATACTACCCAGATGCTTTACTTTACGCAACTCTAGCAGAAGCAGAACCTTATTTAATGAATGACCCTAGAGTAGCAACATGGTCAGCATTATATGATAGAGCAATTGCTAATATCAAAACAAGTGACTTAGGTCAAACATACGCATACACCACATTAAACGTAACACCAAGATAAAGGAAAAATCATGGCAGAAATGAGTAATTTTTTAGAGAACGCACTTATTAATGCAACTCTACGCAACACAACATACACATCAGTTGCAACAATATATGTAGCTTTATACACTACTGACCCTACAGACGCAGATACAGGCACAGAAGTTACAGGTGGTAGTTACGCTAGAACATCCGTCACATTTGCTGCACCTTCTAACGGAGTTTCGTTAAGCTCTGCTGATGTAACCTTTCCTACTTGCACAGCAGGATGGGGTACAGTAACGCATATTGGTTTAAGAGATGCTTCTACAGCAGGTAATTTACTTTACCATACACCTTTAGATACATCTAAAACAATTGATACTGGTGATATCTTTAAGATTTCAACAGGCAACCTTTCAGTTACATTAGCTTAAGGATAAGTCATGGCGTTAGTCGTCAAAGATAGAGTCCAAGAAACGTCTACGACCACAGGCACAGGCACGTTCACGCTTGCTGGTGCAGTTGCTGGTTTCCAGTCATTTTCTGTTATAGGTAATGCTAATACTACTTACTACGCTATCGTAGGTGGTTCAGACTTTGAAGTAGGTCTAGGTACATACACATCTTCAGGCACTACTTTATCTCGTACTACTGTATTAGAGTCTAGCAATAGTGGTTCTCTAGTAAACTTTAGTGCAGGCACAAAGAATGTATTTGTAACTTATCCTGCTGAAAAAGCTGTTTACCAAGACGCTAATGGTGATGCTTATGCACCACAGTTTGCTGCATCTAACGGACTTAGTGTTAATAATGGAACTATAGCAACATCTTACACATTTCCTACAGGATATAACTCTGTAGAAGCAGGTGACGTTACAATAGGCTCAGGTGCTATTGTTACAGTTCCTGCTACTTCTCGCTGGGTGATAGTATGAGTACAATTATAAATGCAACTACCACTAATGGTGTAGTAATACAACCAGACAATAGTGGGTCTTTAGTATTACAAACTAATAGCGGTACTACAGCTTTAACTATAGATACAGCACAAAATGCAACATTTAACTCTACAGGTGGAATGACAATTCCTACTGGCACTACTGCTCAAAGACCAGCTAGTCCTACTATTGGACAAACAAGATTTAATAGTAGTATTGGTGCTATTGAAGCATACAATGGAACTAATTGGATAGTTTCATCTATGAGCTTATCTTATACTGCTAGTTATTTAATAGTTGCAGGTGGTGGTTCTGGTGGATACAACCCCGGCGGTGGAGGCGGTGCTGGAGGCTTATTAACTAGCACATCATCATTACTTACAGGAACAACATATTCATTTACAGTTGGTGCAGGCGGTGCAGCAAATGGATTATCTGGTGGCTCTCAAGGAGCTGGTAATGTAGGCTCTAATTCTACTGGATTATCTTTAACCGCTCTTGGAGGCGGTGCAGGTGGTGGTGGCGGAAGTACAGGTAGCGGTGGAAATGGTGGTTCTGGTGGTGGAGCAGCAGGTTCAGGTTCAGTAGATGCTGTTGGTACAGGAACTTCAGGACAAGGTAATAATGGCGGTACTGCTCTTGTTGTATCATCATTTTGGGCAAGCGGTGGAGGCGGAGGTGCTGGAGCTGTTGGCGGTAATGCTGTAACCACAGGAGGTGTTGGCGGTGCAGGAACTGCTTCATCTATAACTGGTTCTTCAGTAACATATGCTGGCGGCGGTGGTGGTGGTGGTGATACTCGTGGTGCTGCTGGTGGTGCAGGTGGAGCTGGTGGTGGTGGTCTTGGTGGTGGAAATGGCACAACATCTGTAGCAGGTACAGTTAATACTGGCGGCGGTGGTGGTGGTGGCTCATTTAGTAGTGCAATTTCAGCAGCAGGTGGTTCAGGAGTTGTAATCCTATCCGTACCAACTACAAACTATTCAGGAACTACAACTGGATCACCTACAATAACAACTTCAGGTTCTAACACTATTATTAAATTCACAGCTTCAGGAAGTTACACAGCATGATTTATTTTTTACAAGTAATACATAGCTTAAAAGAGAATAACTAATGGCTAAACTAATACTTAACGGTTCTACTTCAGGTTCAATAACATTAGAATCCCCAGCAGTATCAGGCACAACTACGCTAACATTACCTACTACTACAGGCACTATTGCTCTTACAGCAGCTCCTACATTTACTGGTCAAGCTACAATACCTACTATTAATCTTACTGGTGGGCAAATAACATTTCCAACAACTCAATCAGCATCTAGTGATGGTAATACTTTAGATGATTATGAAGAGGGAACTTTTACTCCTTCTGTGACTGGAGTTACAGTTGGAACTACAACAGGCATATATATAAAAATAGGAAAGTTAGTATTTATTAATATGATTATACCAGTAACAAGTGGTAGTAATAATGGCATGACAATTACAAATTTACCATTTACAACTTGGACAGGTAATAGACAAGTATTAATAGCTAGAGAAAATGCTGTTGTTGGTAAAACAGGACAATTATATATTGATTCAAATTCAACATCTGGTTCAATTCAAGATTATGCTGGAACTTCTGGCGGTACAAATGGTTACACTTGGATAATAACTGGTTCATATCAATCAGCATAAAGAAAAATATTATGTCATTAAATCAACAAATAAAAATAGATAGAATAGAAGTAGTAAGCAATAGAACTATTCAAGTTCGTCAAGCTACTATTATTACTGACAATGGCAATCAAATATCTCGTACATTCCATAGATGGTGCATAGTTCCAAGTCAAGACTATTCAGACCAAGAACAACAAGTGCAAGATATATGCAAGGTTACACATACACCAGAAGTCATTGCAGCGTATCAAGCACAACAAGAAGCTAATAAATTAGGAGCAGTATAATGCCTGTAAATATATCTGGGACAAATGGCATAACTAATGCTTCATGGACTACTGCTGGTAGACCATCTTCTCCTAGTACTGGACAACAAGGGTATAACACGACTACTGGTGTAATGGAAGTTTATACAGGAACTGCATGGGTAGCAATAGGTGAACAATCAACTACTTATTCAGTAGACTTTTTAGTTGTAGCTGGTGGTGGTGGCGGTGGTTGCGGAACTAATGCTGGTAATGTTGAAGGTGGTGGTGGTGGAGGTGCTGGAGGCTTTAGAACATCAACTCAAACAGTAGCTAATGGAACAGTAATTACAACAACAGTTGGAGCTGGTGGTGCTGCGGCAACTGGTGCTGGTACAAGCGGAACATCAGGAGTTGCTTCATCAATATCAGGCACAGGATTAACAACAATATCTTCTACTGGAGGTGGTGCAGGAAGTAGAGATGGTGTTGCTGGAAGTAGCGGAGGTTCAGGCGGCGGCGGAGGTGCTAATGGAGGTGCTGGTGGTGCAGGCACAGTTGGTCAAGGTAATGCAGGCGGTGCTGGTGTTGCAGGCGGTAATGGTGGTGGAGGTGGTGGAGCTAATGCAGTTGGCGGAACAGGTGCAGGTACTAGTACTGGTGGAGCTGGAACAGCTTCCTCTATAACAGGTTCTTCAGTTACTTATGCAGGTGGCGGTGGAGCTGGTCAAGCAAACAATAATAATGCAGGTGGAGCTGGTGGAGGCGGTGCTGGAGCAAGGCAAAATACATCTACTTCAGTAGCAATAGCAGGAACTGCTAATTTAGGTGGCGGTGGTGGCGGTGGTGCTGTTGGTGGAACTTCAGCAGCAGCAGCAGGTGGTTCTGGAGTTGTTATATTAAGTGTCCCTACTGCTAACTATACAGGCACAACTACTGGAAGCCCAACAGTAACAACTTCAGGAAGTAGTACAATTATTAAATTTACAGCCTCTGGCACATATACAGCATAAGGAAAAACTATGTCACATTTCGCAAAAGTTTTAGACGGTAAAGTAGTACAAGTAATAGTAGCAGAAAAAGAATTCTTTGATACATTTGTAGACTCAAGTGCAGGTACTTGGTTACAAACATCATACAACACACATGCTAATCAACATCCAGAAGGTAGACCTTTAAGAGGTAATTACGCTGGCATTGGTTATACATACGATGCTACTAATGACGTATTCTACGCATCACAACCATTCCCATCATGGACACTAAACAATACAACATGGTCATGGGAAGCACCTGTAGTTATGCCTACAGATGATAAACAATACAAGTGGAATGAATCCATTACTAACTGGGAAGAAGTAACACTTTAAGGAGCAATAAATGTTTGGCATAAGTGCATTTTCCCAAGCTCCTTTTAGCTCACTAGCTGGACAAACACAATTAGGTGTAGCATCAATAACAGCAGAAGCAACCGTAAGCATTGCAGGAACACGCTTTAGAACATCTAACGCAAGTATAAATGCTACTGCAACAATTACAGTTACTTTAAGCGGTGCATTAGTATTTGGCACAGCATCTATAAACGGCTTTGCAGACTTATCTGCTGTAGCTACAAGAACACAGTTTGGTAGTGGTGCAATACTAGGAACAGCAATAGTATCTGCTACTGGTGGTTCTATAGCACTAGCTTCAGCAAGCATCACAGCAACAGGAACAGTTGTAGCAAATGGCTCTAGAACAGCTAGTGGTAATGCTTCTATCACAGCCAATGCTACAGTTACAGCTAATGGGTTTCGTATACTATCAGCAACAGGTTCTATAACAGGAATTGCTACAGTAACAGCTTTAGGTGGTTTAATAAATTCAGCTAATGCACAAATAAATGGGTTTGCTATAGTTACAGCAAGTCCTAACGCTATACTAGCAGGATATGCTTATGTAGAAGGCATAGGAACAGTTACTGCTAAAGGTACAAGACAAGGTGAAGGATGGATACCTGTTACTCCAGGTGCAGAAACATGGACAGACGCTACAACATCTACAGATACATGGTCTCCAATATCAGCTTCTTCAGATACATGGACAACAATTACAGCAGGAACAGAAACTTGGACTGATACAACTCCAAGTACAGACATTTGGTTAAGACAAGGGTAAAAAATGGCAAAGACAAAAATTAGTGAATATTCAGCAACCCCAGCAAGTAACACCGACATTAGTAATATTAACATTGCTGAAGGATGCTCACCTGCAAACGTAAACAATGCTATTCGTTCTTTAATGGCACAAATTAAAGACCTACAAGCAGGCACGTCAGGTGATACTATTCCATTAACTGCAGGTGGCACAGGCTCTACTACAGCTAGTGATGCTAGGACTGCATTAGGTTTAGTGATTGGCACAAATGTTCAGGCTTACGATGCAAATACAGTATTTGATGATGTAGCAACTAATTTTACTGCTAAACAAACATTTACAGGTACTTCTGCACTTATTTCATCTAAATTTGTTAATGCTATAGAAGGTATAACAGTATCAGCTACCGCAGCTACAGGCACAATTAACTATGATGCTACTACACAATCTATTCTTTATTACACAAGTAATGCAAGTGCTAATTGGACTGTAAACCTTAGAGCATCTAGTGGTACATCTTTAAATACCGCTATGTCTACAGGTGAATCTATTACAGTTGTATTCTTAGTTACACAAGGCTCAACAGCTTATTATAATAACGTAGTTCAAGTAGACGGAACAACTGTTACACCTAAATATCAAAATGGTGTAGCACCCACAGCAGGTAATATTAATAGCGTAGACTCTTATTCATATACCATTGTTAAAACAGGGTCAGCAGCTTTTACAGTATTTGCCTCACAAGTTCAATTCAAGTAGGATAAAAAATGCCTTTTTTAGCTAGAAAAGCAGTAACTACAGCACAAAGTTTTGGGCTAACTTCATCACAATATAAAACAGGCAACCAAACCTTTACGTCTAGCGGTTCATTTACTGTTCCTGCACAAGTTATAAGTCTTACTATTACTATGAGTGGCGGTGGTGGCGGTGGCGGTGGTGGTGCTACAGGTGCTGGCGTAACAGGAGGCACTTCTTATAAAGACATAAGAACAATTACTGTTAATCCTAATGAAACACTTACTATTACAGTAGGTGCTGGTGGTCAAGGTGGTAGGTCAGGTATATCTAATTGCGGAAGTAATGCTGCAACATGGACTACTATTAATAATGATGTTACTGACAGAAAAGGTCAAGGCGGTGTTGGACATACTAACGGTGGTGCTGGTGATGGTAGAAGTTGTATAAATTCAAATAGCACTACAGGTGGATGGGCTGGCGGTGGAGGTGGCTCTAGTGCGTATGTATATTCTGGCGGAACAGTTATAGCTGGTAGTGGAGCAGGTGGAGTAGGCGGTGCTGACTCTATAGGATTTCAAGCTGCTGGCGGTATTGCAGGAAATTCAACAAGTGGCAATCAAGGTGCTACAGGTGCAGCAGGTGGTGCTGGGCAAGGTGCTACATATTCAGGTGGGTATGGCACAGATGGTTCAACAGGTTCTGTAGCTATTGTATGGTAAATTATCAATGGATAGATAAAATTAAGGATTGGGAAGAAAAAGTATGACAACGCAACGCATACAATTTAAAGACTGGTTACCTGACCAACCATCTATATTAGATACAGTATCAGAAGCTAATAATGTTACTCCTTTAGCTATAGGATATGGTCCATTTAAGTCAGCAGTAAACTATTCTGCAAGTGCCTCTGAAGATTTAACTAACGTATTTGCTACTAAAGTAGATAATGACGTTTCTGTATTTGCAGGCGGTCTTACTAAACTATTTAAACTAGACTCATCTACTTTAGCTTTAGATAGTGTTGGTAAAAGTGCATCACGAACAATAAGTAACGTAGCACTAACATCTAACGTAGCTACTATTACTACTGCTTCTGCTCATGGCTATAGCACAGGTGATACTGTAACAGTAGACGCAAGTAATAACGTATTTGATGGTAGTTATGCCATTACTACTGTGCCTACTTCTACCACGTTTACTTACGCTAAAGTTAATGCTAATGTTCCAAGTGCAGCAGCTACAGGAACAGTTATAGCAAGTGATTATACAGGAACATATAGATGGCAATTCTTACAGTTTGCTAACTATGCACTAGCCACTAATGGTTCTAATAAAGTTCAATATTACGATATAAACGCATCTTCTTATTTTGGTGATTTAGCTACAAATGCTCCTGTTGCAAAATATATAACAGCAGTTCGTGATTTTGTAGTGTGTGCCAATATAGGTGCAGGCACTAACCCAGCAAGGGTGCAATTTTCAGATATAAACGACCCTACAGATTGGACTTCAGGCGGTGCATCACAAAGTGATTTCCAAGAGTTGCCCGATGGTGGTGACATAACTGGAATTGTTGGTGGTGAGTTTGGTATAGTATTTTTAGAAAAAGCCATTGTAAGAATGTCATATATAGGCTCACCTTTATTCTTTCAATTTGACACGATTAGTCGTAACGTAGGTTGTATAGAGGGTGGTTCTATAGCTCAATATGGTGGTATAGCATACTTCCTATCAGATGATGGATTCTATTCATGTAATGGTCAACAAATTACTGCTATTGGCTCAGAAAAAGTAGACAGATACTTTTTTAACAACGCTAACATTGGTGACATTGATTCTATATCAACAGCAGTAGACCCTGAACGTAACTTAGTTATTTGGGATTACACAACAGTTTCAGGTCCACGAGGATTATTAATATACAACTTTGAAACACAAAAATGGTGTGAAGCTGATACAGACGTAGACTATCTTTCAACCCTAGCGACTACAGGTGTATCATTAGAAGGTATAGATACTGCTTACAACATAACAGCAGGCTCATTTGTAGCCACAAAACAATATACCATTAGAACAGTAGGCACAACAGACTTTACGCTTATAGGTGCAGTCGCTAATACGGTAGGTGTATTATTTACAGCTACAGGTGTAGGCTCAGGCACAGGGGTCGCCATAGATATGGCAGCCTCAGCCGCAGCATTAAAGACAATAGACACTCTTGTAACTACAATGGATGACAGACTATACAAAGGTGGTAAATTCTTATTTGGTGGTGTTCGTGATGCTAAAGTCATCACATTCACAGGAACTCCAGCTACAGCAACTATCACTACAAACGACTTAGAGTACGGTTATAACTCTGTGCTTACTCTTATTAGACCTTCTGTAGATAGTGGCTCTGCAAGCGTTTCTGTGGCTTCTAGGCGTATGTTAGATGACACTATCACATATTCAACTGCTGTATCAGCAAGTCAAGAAGATAGATGTTCTGTTAGAAGCTCAGGTCGTTATCATAGAGTCAGTCTTACACCTACAGGTGCTAACTGGTTTTCAGCTATTGGATTAGATTTAGATTACTCTGAACAAGGAACTAGATAATGGCTCGTAGTGATATGTACCGTAAACTACCTTGGACAGGTGGCGACCCAAGACAAGTAGCAGAAATAGTAAACAACCTAGTGGAAGGTAAGTCTAATAATACAGGCTCTTTCTCTACTACTGTTAGCACTACAACTACTACGCTAAGTGATGAACGTATAGGCTTTAACTCAGTCATTGTAATTATGCCACTAGACAGTAACTCTGCTGCTGAACTTATAGATGTTTACTTTGATACATTTGCACAAGGTAGCTGCACAGTCCATCATGGAAGTCATGGTGTTTCAAGGAATTATCGTTATATAATAGTAGGATGATTTTACACTATATACCTAAAGATAAGTTACGAGAGCATTGGGACTATGTTAAACATGGTCTTGAATTAGTAAGAGCTAAAGGTCACATGGAATGGATAATAGAAGACATTTATTGTGACTGTTATGAAAACCGTTCTATGTTGTTTCTTGGAATAGTGGATAACAAAGCAGTAGGTTTTGTAGTATTACAGCCTATAGGCAACACACTTCATGTATGGGCTACATGGTCAACACTTAATGATGAAACACTATTTCATCAAGCATGGCAAGAAATTCAAGCAATAGCAAAACAAGGAAATAAGTCTAGGGTTACATTCTCTTCGCAAAGGCGTGGATGGGAACGTAAAGCTAGAGAAATGGGTTTTAAACCTCAAACATGGGAATTTATACTTTAAGGAAATAGATATGTTTAAGTTACACAATTGGGTACAAGAATTAGTACAGTCATTTACATTTTATGGTGGTGGTTCTGGTGGTGGTGGAGGTCAAACTTCTAAAACAACTAATGAATTAGACCCTACTGTTAGACCATTCGTAGAATACGGACTTGGCGAAGCTAAAAATTTATATCAAACAGCAGGTCCTGATTACTTTCCTGGTCAAACTTATGTAGGTCCTTCTTCACAAACTACTCAAGCATTAGGTTTGGCTGGACAAAGAGCTATGGCAGGCAACCCATTAGTTCCTGCTGCACAACAACAACAATTAAGTTCTATTCAAGGTGATTATCTAAATGCTGGTAATCCATACTTTCAGCAAGCTCTTGCTGGTCCTACTCAACAAGCTACACAAGCATACAATGACGCTATTAGACAAGCACAAGGTGGTGCTTCTATGGCTGGTCGTTATGGCTCAGGTGCATCTGCTGACATTCAAAATAGAGCAGCAAATACTTTAGCTACAACATTAGCAAATACATACGGTAACTTGGCTTATCAAAACTATGCTGGGGAACGTGGTATGCAAAACCAAGCGGTTATGAATGCACCAACATTAGCACAAGCTGACTATGGTGATATTTCACAATTAGCTAACGTAGGTAAAACTACTGAAGATTATGCTAAAACTGCATTACAAGCTGACCTTGACCGCTTTAACTTTCAACAAAACAAACCATATCAAAAACTATCTTCATACCTTGGTGCTGCCTATGGTGCGCCTATGGGTAATGTATCTACTACTACTCAATCTGGTGGTGGCGGCAAGATAGTATGTAGTGCTATGAATAAGGCTTATGGTTTTGGTTCATTCCGTCAAGCTATCTGGTTACAACATTCAGCTACAATGCCTAATGCTAAAACAATTGAAAAAGGATACCATAAACTATTCTTACCAGTTGTAGCATTTGCATTTAGCGATAAACAAACATTTGCTCGTAAACTTGTACGTAAGGTTTCAGAGCATATTGCAAGACATAGAACTGCTGACTTATGGAAAGAAATGCGTGGTAAACGCAGAGACCCATTAGGTCGTATCTATCGTGCAATTATAGAACCAATGTGCTATGTAGCAGGAAAGGTTTAATATGGGACAACTATTAGTTCCTGCAATGATAGGTGCAGGTGTAGGTGCTGTAGGTGGTGCTGCAACAGGCGCTAACCCATTTAAAACAGCATTATTAGGTGCAGGTCTTGGTGCAGGCGGAGCAGGATTAATGGGAGCTGGTGCTGCAGGCGGAGCTACTGCTGCTACTGCTGCTGGTGGTGCTGATTTAGCTGCTGGAACTGTAGCTCCTGCTATATTAGGAACTCCTACTTTAAATGCTAGTTTATTAACTCCTGGTGCAATGGCAGGTTTAGGTGCTACTCCTAGCGTATATGGTGGATTAGGCGCATCATCTTTACTAGACAAAACAGGTGCTTTCTTAACTAATAACATTGGCAATCCTTTTACTAATATGTCTACAATGGATAAGATTAATTTAGGTGCTAAAGGTTTTGATGCTTTAAATCAACCACAACAACAACAAATGCAAGCTCCACCTGTTATGCCTATTACACGTGGCAATCCTGATATGGTATCTTCACCATTATATAACGTAGCACCTAATGTAGGCAAACAACAAGGCAATGAAATTGGTTTGCCTAACTTACTTTCTAGGATGCCTTTATCAGACGAAGAAAGAATGAGATTACAACAGATGGCTCAACAAGGATACAGAGGATAATAATATGGCACTTTTTGATACAAATAGTGGATTAGGTGGATTGCTAGGGGACTTTGGCGACTATGGCTTTGGTGTTCCTAGGAATACAGGCGGTCTTATTGGTGATGCTGAAAGAGATGCTATTAACAAAAGAGCATTGTTATCCGGTGGTATCAACGCAGCTTTAACATATCTTGCTACACCTAAAAACTTAAACACAGGAAGTGCATTACCTTATTTGGGTAAAGCAGGATTAGCAGGTTTTGGTGCATCTCAAAATACAGTAGACCAAGCATTAAATACAGCATACAGAAATAGAATATTAGCTGGTCAAAATGATAGCGATAAACTATATACTATTGATGGTGCGTTAGTAAATAGAGAAGGTCAAGTTATTTACCAAGCTCCTCAAGAAACTCGTGGTCAAGCTAGTCAGTCTAGTGATATTCAATTAATCAATAGATATAATGAAACTTTTGCAAAATATCAACAAGACCCTAAAAACCCATTATTAAGAAATGAAGTAAAAGCATTAGAACTTAAATTAGGTTTACAACAACCACCAGCAGCACCACAAACACAAGCTGAAATTGTTAAGAAAAGTCTTACACCATTAGAAACTAAAGTAGAAGAAAAGTCAGCACAAGACTTAGTAGACTTTACAATTGGTGGTGGATTCTCTGATGTGCAAAAAGGTTTATCTCAATTAGAAATAGCTAAACAAACATTACAAACACAACCTGAAGGCAAAATTACAGGTAAGTTAGTTGGCGCACAAGATGATACAGGTATTCTTAAATATACAAACCCTACAGCTCAAGATACTAAAGAGCAAGTGCAAGAAATTGCTCAACGTAATTTAAGACTTATTCTTGGTCCACAATTTACAGCAAAAGAAGGTGAAGCATTAATTAACCGAGTATATAACCCTGCATTGCCACAAAGTGTTAATGTTAAACGTCTTGACTTGTTACAAGAACAAATGACAAGTGCAGCTAAAACTAAACAAGAAGCAGTTGACTATTACAATACTAATGGCACGTTAAAAGGTTTCAAAGGTAAATTATATAATAGCACTAGCGACTTTTTAAATGAGTACAATAGCAAAATTAAATCAACTGAAAAAGCACCAACTAAAGCTGCTACTCAACAACCTAGTGGATTTACAGAAGGAATGAAAACTAAGTCTAAAAGTGGTAAACCAATGATATTTAGAAATGGTCAATGGGAGTATGAATAATGGCTAGAGTTCCTTTAGAAGACTTACCAAGTAATTTAGTTCCATCTAATGACTTACCACTAGAATTATCTACTATTAATGTTGTGCCTGAAGATGACTTACCATCTTCTATTCTTAAAAAAGAAAGAAGCATGACAGAAAAGTTTGGTCGTGGTTTAAGCTCTATTGCTAGAGGTGCTGCTGTTCCTGTAACAGGTGCAATTGCTGGTGGTGCATTAGCAGGTCCTGCTGGTGCTATAGCTGGTGGATTAGCCTTACCTGCTGCTGAATTGCTTACTAAAAGTTTAAATGCTTTATTACCTGATAAATACGATATTACATCCCCTACTGCACAAGTAGAAAAAGGTTTAACTAAATTAGGTTTTCCTAATCCTGAAACACAAGTAGAAAGAGCATTACAAGTAGGTGGTGGTGCATTAGGTGGAGTTGGTGGTCAAGTAGGTGCATTAGGTCAGTTAGCTAAAACAACTACAAGTCCTGTTGCTCGTGGTATTGCACAAACATTATCACAACAACCTGTAAGACAAGTTGCAGCAGCATTACCTGTAGGTACTACATCACAATATGTTGCAGAAGAAACAGGTAGTCCTACACTAGGTATGGCAGCAGGTATTGCAGCAGGTATACCATTTGCTGTAGGTGCTAAAGGTACATTACAAGCTCCTACTGTACAAGAATTAAAAGGTCAAGCTGGTCAACAATACAAGTTTGCTGAAGAAGTAGGTGCTGTATTTAAAAAGAATTCTTATAACCAATTTGCTAACAAAATAGAATCAACATTAGCTAAAGAAGGTTTAGATAAAACATTACAACCTAGAGTATTTGCAGCATTAGAAAGAATTAAAGATACTAAAGGTGGTAATGTAAGTCTTGAAAATATGGAAATATTAAGACGTATTAGCCAAGCAGCAGGTTCTAGTGCAGACGCATCTGAAAGACGTTTAGCAAGTATTTTAGTAGATAACCTAGATGACTTTGTAGAAACAGCACAACCTGGTCAATTAGCTAAAGGTTCATCTGAAGCTGTTAGAGCTTTAACAGATGCTAGAGACTTATGGAAACGTGCTAAGAAAACAGAAATTATTGATGACTTAGTATCTAGTGCAGACTTACGCGCTGAAGCAAACTTCTCACAATCAGGTATGGAAAATGCACTAAGACGTAAATTAGTTAATTTAGCTGATAACCCTAAAGCACTAAGAGCATTTACTAAAGAAGAACAAAATGCAATTAAAGTTGCTGCAAAAGGTGGTCCTACACAAAACTTATTAAGATTTGTAGGTAAACTAGCTCCTACAGGAATTGTATCTGGTGGCGGTTCTGTTGGCTTAGGAT